TTACAAACCGCGTTTTTCCTTGCCTAGTAGCTTATCATACAGGGCTTTATCTTTCTCAAATAGTTCATGTCTACGCTTGTAGCCCATAGCTTTAAACTCTTCAAGGGTCACAGCTTCCTCTTCATAAGATTTTGAAATACTTTCTACGTTCTTGGCAAGCCCTTGCAGTAAGTCAGCTTGTCTCTTCTCTTCTTCGATTTCTTGAAATAGTTGTTTATGTTCATCTTTCATTATTGTTCTCCTTCAAATAAATTGATACGATTCACAAAATACGCTAAATCATCACTCGGATCTAAATAGCGGTGTTGGTTTCCCATATAACCAGCTACACCACTGTAAATGTAAGGCTTACTTACTCCACTATATTCTGGTGACGTATTCAGGCGGTCAAATAACTCTTCGATACCTGTTTCTCTTACCTCATCCGCCAATCTTTTAGCAGTATTTTTGTAGTTTTCGTTATAATTTGCAATCAACTCCAGAAGCTCAATAGATTTCTGTTTGATTTCTTGACGTTGGCGTTTCACTGTTTCATCTTGCTCTAATGCTGTTTCTAAATAACCTGAGGCATTGATTTTTCTAGCGTCTGCCACGATTGAGTCAATTCGTTCTTTTTCGAGTTTAGTTCTTTGTGCTTTCATATCAGCAATATACTTTTCTTTTGCGTTTATAGCTTGAAAATCTTCAAAAGTTTGTAAGTCCGCTTTCTTAGCTTTAATAGCCTTAACTTCTTGCTCTGCTTTCTTGATTTCCTCATCAAAGCGATCAAAAATCTCTAATTGAGTCCGTACTTTGTCCATCTGGTTTTTGACTTCTTGCAATGTTGGCATTTCTTTTTCCTCCAATCTTTCCAAAAACAAAAGAGGCATAGCCAAAATAGATTACTCTACTTTATGCTATACCTCTGATTTTTTCAGTCAGTATTCTTTTTAAATATTGTTGTTTTAGATTCCACGCTGGAGACAATCTCACCGTCTTGTATTTTAAGCGTGATACTCCCAAACCTTGGAACCTCTAACAGTTTTATTATACCATAATTTCTAAAATAAATAAAGCCTTCTTGTATCTCCATATTTTAGCCTTTCATGTTATTTGTATAGAACCATCACACTGGTTAGTGTATCCATATCCTCACTATTCCCCACTGTTGCCTTTGTATATTTCACGTCAATAACTTCAACGTCTGCCATAAAACCATTTACCTGGCTTTCCAAATCCCAAAGGGCTTGCTTGTATTTCTGATAAAATAGTTTAATTTTCATGTTGTTTTTCCTCTTTCTGTTTTTAGGGTGTCACTAGTAGTTACACCATTGCAAGGGGGTCGGTACTATCTACCCCATTTTGTTTAAATGTTTTAGTGTTTATCAGGTACTGTTTTTAGTTCATCAAGCTCTTTAAAGACTATTTCAAAACCTTCCTGAATCCGTTCGATGTTTTTATTGTTTACTATAGCGTTACAGCTCGCATTTTCAATCAAGCCACCTAGCACCTCACTGATCCGCTAAACGGTTTCTTCTAGTCTAGTCACTCTTTGACAAATGTTCATCGCCATCTGGTTTGCTCCTTTTTTCTCTTAGATTAGGGTTAGTTTTACTTTTTAAGTTCGCGCCTATATAACACGTATATATATTATTTTTTATATAGAGATATTAGAAATAAAAACTAACCTACTAACCTAAATACTCGCAAAGACTTTTATATCAACGTTTACAAAGGTTAGTGTTTAGGTTATGTTTCTATTTTTTGCATAACCTAAATTGCTATAACCCTTGGTGTAATTGGTTTTTTAGTATTAAATTTCCTAACCTAAATCTTCATCTTCTAAGTGTATTCCCCATATACCTTTAACAAATCTTTTACGTTGAAAACCTTGTGGGTCAAGTACGTCATAAAACTTAGAGCTAACCGTTCCGTTTTTGGCTGAGTACTTATATGACGTTGTTTTTTCCAATTCGGCCATTACTGCATTGCTAAATTGTCCAAGTTTAGGTTTATCTATACCTATATCCTCAGCAAACTCTTTTAATTTATTTCTTGCAATAAACATTGGAACATGGTTTATTTCATGCCACCCGTTTGGTATGTAGAAATTCTCTACCCAAACTTTGATATAATCGTTATCGTTTTTGTACTTGCTAAGCATTTTTTGTACCGCTTCAGGTTCTATAAAGCTATCAAAATCTGGCATATTTAAAACTTTAAACAAAACCCACTCTAGCAGCTCTTTGTTCTTTATAAATCGGTCTTTGATTTCATGACGTTCTTTCTGACCGTTAAAATCTGCACGGAAAGGAATGATACAAAGCCGTCTATACCACCCCATGGTCTTATTTCTAGCTCTAGGCAAATCATTGCCCGAAAAGATACACAATAGTCTGAAACGTGCTTCCACGGGTTGTAAGCTTTTTTTATTGACCTGCACTGGATCTCCACTAATTACACTCATAAGGTCAGAAACTTCATCCAGGTACTTGTTAGAAATATCATCTCCAATATTACAAACCTTTCCTTCCAAAGCGCCTAAATAGAACTCTTTCCCAAACTGGTCAGGTTTCAAATTACTAATATTTGACCGTCCTATTAAATTCTCCAGCAAGGCTTGAAAAGTACCCTTTCCATTATTACCATCTCCAACCATTAGCACCATTTTCTTACGTGTTCGGTTGGGATTGATAGCCTCATTTATGACTTGCCACAATAAAGCTACAACTTCTTTATCGTTAACTGCTAAAGCCTCTAACCATCTATCAAAATCAAACCAACCATCTAAAATAGGCTTTCTGGCGCATGGATTGTATTCCGTTTGTATCTTACTGGTAATGACAAAATTAGGACTAAATTCCTCTAGTTTATGAGTTTTAATATTATAAACTCCATTCGCTACTGGAATATATCGATAATCGTCCAGCGGTGGTTTCATCTTAGTTTCTGTACGGATATAGGAGATAAGTTCTAAAAAGAACTTGTTAGAAGTCAAACGTGAGTCATATTTTAAAAGCAATTTTCGGAAAATGTCGTTACTTGATACATAATGGCCTAAATCCAAATGGTAAAGATATAACTTACTAATATCACTTATAACCCCCTCACCTATAAAGGTAAAATGGCAAATTTCCTGTAACGCTTTGGCTACGATTGCAACACTTGGTCGTGGGATTTCTACCCTTTCGTTTTTCTTTCCTTCATTGACGATATAGGAGTTTTCCTTACGCCATTGATCCCCAAGCTCCCAAATCCTACTATAAAGTTCCCACATCGTTCTAGGAGGTTGTTCTTGCTCTCTGACCTCCAAGATTTCACTTTTTAGGTTTGCTAATTCTTCTAGTTCTATGGTTCTAACCTCTCTTTCTATACTCAGCCCGTGCTATACTGCTAAAAGTGCGGTCTAGCTCTTCAATAGGCAATGGTTCAACTGTCACGCTATTTGCTATCTTTGTCAGTTCATAGGCGGTCTCTAGGTCACAATCAACCCACTTATTGAAGAGTAATCCCACAAAGCGTGTCAGCGCTACGTTGCGCCCTCCTTCGTCTCCAAATCCGTTGAAAAGCGTGTCAATAATCCTCATAGTCATTGACCTCTGGCCACTTACTCTAGGTTTATAACGCTCAGTAGTTCCTTGCTTCGCTCTTGGTTCAACCTTGGGGACTGGATAATCAAGTCCATGCTCTACAATCTTTTGATAAGTTGCTGGGTCGCCTGTTGTTACTGGTAGCCCTTGGAGTTGTGACCAGGTTAAACTGGCCATGTCAAAGGGTAGCCCAATCTTGTCAGCAATCTCTTTTACTACCTGCTTATAGGTTGCCTCGTTCATCACGTTGTTAGATTTCACCACAAGGCGAAAACGGGGCTTTTCTATGCTATGTTTGATAGTCGGGTATAAGATATAAGAGTAGCCAAACAAAGCGCTAGAAACGGCTTCTATGAAGCTCTCAGACGTCCCTTGTATATCGTCATAATCAAGGAAAATCAAATCCCGATAGATTAGACTGGAGTTGTTTCGTTTGTAACTCCCGTTTTTCTCCGGCATAACCTTACCACTTAAACAATATGGCGCCTGGGTTCTTTTGTATTCCTCCGTATCAGCACTTTCAGGGACTACCAAAGGCTTAAAGCGTTCAATGTACTGGAACGGCTCCATCTTATCAAATGGATAGACAAGATTACTCTGGAAACCTCTAGCTTCATAAATTGTCATACTATCGCCCCTTTTTGCGTTTTTTTTTAACTTCTTCAGTAGCTTTTGTTCTTGGAACTGTTCCAAAGATCTGCCACGGTGCTTATACAATTTAATGTCATGATAATGACCTCCGCCTTGCGCTGGGTGTGTGTTATATCTACCCATTCTCCACCCCCATAAACCTACGAATGTCATCCACTAAATAAAATATTATTCTAGCACCATCGTCCGGCGGTTGATAGCGTCTTAAACCCTGACTTTCCCACTTATTCAGCGTGTTGTCACTAATTTTCAATTCCTCTTTGAGTTCAACTCTATTTATTAACTTGGTCAATCTTGGCGGTACTTTCTCACGCGCTTCCAGGTATCTTTCCACTACCTCCAGAATGCCATGCGCTAGGTCTTGCTCGCTTTCTCGGCTTAGGCTAAACATATCCGCCCACCTCCTTCAAGGTTTCTTTGTAGCTTTCTAGGTCGCTATTCATCAACACCGCTAGGCGCTTGCTCTCCTCCTGTACTTGGTTGTAAAAAGCCTTAGCGCCATCTAGTAACTCGCCTTTATTCGCTGGAATAAAGTACCCACTAAAAACGCCACATCTAACCCCTACAATAGGGATGTTGTGCTTAACTACTAGACGCTTGATAATGTCACGTACAGTTCTTTCTGTTAGCTTGGTTGTCAGGCTAATTTCTGACCCTGTTATGGAGTTCTCAGCCCCTACCTTGATTAGTCTTAAAACTCGCTTGTCATTCTCTGATAGACTCATCCAACCCCTCCTCTCCTTTGCTTTTATTTACAAAGGTTATTTGTCCGCTCGCTACCCCTTGCAAAATAGCTTTTTGATTTTCTATGATTGTATCCAAGGTTTTACAAACAACTTCTTTAGTTTCTTTGTCTAAAAGTTGAGATGTTAGCACTCCTCTGGCTACTGCTATTCTGATTGTGTTATTCAAGCACGTTGCTAGAAAAATCTCTTTAGTAAAATAGGTTTCATCTAGTATTTTTTCAATATCGGGGTATAAATTCATTGTGTAACTCATTTCATCCCTCCGTAAACTCTTACCCCTGCAAGCTGGATATATCGCCCATATTCAGGGTTTAAATCCTCGCTAGGTGTTTTTATCGTCTGTTGGTTTTCTCGCTCAATTTGGGCGCTTTTTTTGCGGTCTCGGTGGTTTAAATAAAGCAGTAAGCCAATCAAAATCACGATTAAGACAGCAGCCTGTGTGTTACTTATATCTAGTTCGTTCATGTTATGCCCTCGCTTGATAATTCTTAATATATTCCACTTGTTCAGCTCGCTCCATCTTCAAAAACTCATCCATCTCTTCGAGTGTTACCTTTCTATCTAAAAAATCAGAAATCAGTTGAAAAATGTTTGGATTTCTTGCCTTGATGTCAGCCATTACTTCATCAAATTCTGCTTGTGTCATTTTGCCTAGGTCTAGTGTCATTGCATTGCCTCCTCAAACTTCTCTATAAGACAACCTTTATTTACTTTTTGAGTTCCATTTTTAGAGTTAAAAAGAATATCTTTTAAGGTTACAGTAGCCCCTAAATACTCCTTTTCAGTATGTTCTATATACGCCTGTTGGTCTGCTTCGTTCTCAAAAAAGTGCTTAGCTTGGCGTTTAAAGAATGCTTTTCGCATAGCGTCCATTTCAAAAATACCAGGGGAGAAAAAGATTCCCGTAGTGCTTTTAGAGACCGCTTCGATTTTATGGCTGTCATTCAATTCAGGGAGTTCAATCCAAAGTAAACGGGATAATTCTTCTTTGATGAATTTTGTCTGACTTGCCAATAACGAAAGTCTACTAAGCCCAGTTTTTTCGCCAATTTCTCGCATTTCTGCGCTAATTCTGTCTATACGTCTAGTTAAATTCTCGTATGCTGTTTCTTCCATATTTTTACCTCTGTTTCTATGTTGTGTAGTTGCCCTAAGGGCTTTTTAATGCCTTTTACTATCCAGGATATCCTCACACTCAAAGTTGAGCGATGGCGAGTGTGGGGATTTTGAATGGTTGTTTCTTATACAGTTTTTCCTGTCACATGCCTCATGCTCTCGGTCGCCAAACTTCTGAGCGTGGGTCTTTTTGAGTTGTTTCTTATACAGTTTTTTTCTTGCCACTAGCCTCACGCTCAGACTCGCCAAATTGAAAGCGTGAGAAAGTACCAGTTTTAAGAGTTGGCGCTCTATGCTTTTCAAAACCTTTTCTAATTGCTTGCCTGCTATTAGTTGTTATTGATTGATTAGTTGATTTTTGTTATAATTGAGATATAGAAAAAATATCTATACCCTAAATCTTGTCGCTTGCCTCGGTCGCTAAACTATCAGCAAGTGACTTTTTTATTGTCTTTTTTAATCTTCATGTCTAGGTTTTCTATAAATCAGTTGACGGTTTTCCACTAACTCAGCGATAAAAGCCAGATTATTGGCCGCATTTTCTATCAAGTCGTCAAGTACCCCTGTATTTTCAGGTAATGCCATAGCTTCAGCCATACTCACGGCATCATCTAGCCATGTTTTAAATTCTTTAAAGTTCATTTCTTTTCTCCTTTTTTTGTTATCAATCCCCAGTGGTAAAGCACCAGTGGAGTATCTTGTAGATGTAATATAGTATTGCGATTGGGTTACTCCTTTCTAGTTATGTCGCTTTTTAGGCGACTTTCTTGGTAAAAAAATTTCGCTAATCGATAACTCGAAAAAAGTACTTAGCGCAAACATTTCATCCAATGTAAAAGCCTTTTCTCCGCGTTCTTTTTGCCCATAAGAAGTAACTGATATTTTTAAATAATCAGCTAATTCTTGTTGAGAAATACCCTGTTTTTTGCGTAAAATCAACAGTTTTTCCTGCAATAACTTTCCCCTCCTTTTTTAGTTTTTTGTAAGTCGCTTATTAGGCGACAAAACTATATTATCGCTTTTTAAGCGACTTGTCAACAGTTTTTTTGTTAAAAATTAAAAAAAGTTGCTTTTTAAGTGACTTTTTTGTTATAATGAAAATACGAAAGGAGGGGATAACATGGACAATCTCGCTCAACACGTTGGAGAAAAGATAAAATTTTTTAGAAAAGAAAACGGCTGGACTCAATCTGTACTAGCTGAAAAAATGTCAACCAGTAAACAAACAATAAGTAAATACGAAAAGGGTATTATAAAGGTTAATCAAGACACAATTTTCAAACTTGCTGATATTTTCGGCGTGTCTATAGATAGCTTTTTCCCTTCTATCATTGAAGAAATTGCTACCACTTCCCCCATCCAATCCATCTATGACCAACTCACTCCACCAAGACAAGAAAAAGCCTTGACTTATCTTAAAAAGCAGCTGCTGGAGCAGAAAAACGAAAACATAGTATCAGAAAACATTATCAGTCTGGACGACTACAGAGAAAGCAAGACGCTCCCTGTTATCGGAGTTGTAACCGCCGGAAACGGGATAACCCAAGACGATAACCTAAACATAGAAAAATGCTTTTATACTGATGAAATACCAGACGACTATGACGCTATCGCTTATGTCGTCGGCAACTCCATGGAGCCAAAGATAAAGAATGGCGACTACCTATTTATCAAGAATACACCTCAAGTTGACTATAACACTATCGGTATCTTCCAAGTAGACGGCGCTAACTACGTCAAGAAACTGCGTCAAGGGTATTTAGAAAGCCTTAACCCTGATTGTGCTGATATTCAACTAGACGAAAGCAACGATATACGCACCATCGGCGAAGTCGTGAGTATATATAGAGAGAAATAAAAAACTCCCCCATATCCGCCAATAGCAACCCCATCCCATGGGTCCATTGTGCAAAAACGGGGGAAATTGATGAATAGAAAGCCGATTTTACAGACTAAAGCACAAAATTGGGCAAAAGTGCAACAAACATGAAGCGCATTGCTACTATTTTTCTTTTAGGGCTGCCGAAAGTGCCGAAAATGCGACCTATAGCATACCCACGCGCCACAATATCCAACAATCCTGAAGCGCGTGGAATTTACTTAGAAAATAAAAAATAGTTGATTTAACAACGTTTTTAGCCTACTTGGAATTTACTTGGAAAATAAAAAAGTACAAAAAAAGCGACAAAAAAGTTGATTTTTAATAAAAAAACGATATAGTTATATTAGAAAGTCGCTTGTAATTCTGATATGTCTGCGTATTTTTCGTAAGTTGCCTATTGGGTAACCTGCTATCAGTTAAGGGCTTTTATATTTTACAAAAAAATCAGTGTATCGGCTTATTATGTTGGTACACTTTTCTTTTTACTACACTAGTTTTCTACAACAAAAAAAGACAAGCTAGCTGCTGCTGACTTGTCTAATATCGCCTGAACTGAAATAACGGGAAAGATTCAGGCGGTTACATGACTAGTTTACCATATTATCCGGAAAAACAAAAAAGGTAAGTCAATACCCTGTCATCAGTCTATAATTCTCTAATGAAGTATAATGCGGTATAATTTAGACGATTTTCAACACTTTGGCATTTTAGGAACGCTTAAAGCGCTCTAAACAATATCAAAAAAATAAAACTCTTGAAATATTGGGGCTTGTATGCTAGAATGAAAGCATAAAGGGAAAAACAGTGCTTCTAGCATATGTAACTAAAAAGCCCCACCGTTACAGCGATGGGGTTTTTTGCTACCCTCTTAAAGGGTTAAATGCTACTTGCTACGTCTCTTTATCCATAGCTTGAAAAGCTCAGATAAGACGTTAACAAGTAACGGAGCTAGAAAAAGGGAAAACAACTCTAGCATATATAACACCTCCCTTCTCTAAATTGAGGGGGCGAAAACATTATATCAAAAACACCCATCACAAACAAACTCATATCAGCCCATATCTACTAGTTTTGTTGATGTCAACAAATGTCAACCACTTACAATATTTTAGAAAGGATACTTTATTATGGAACTCCAACAGTACGATGAATTAACTTTTGAAAATATCAAACACATAGACGAAAATGGAGTAGAATTTTGGTACGCTCGGGACTTACAAAAGACCCTTGAGTATACAGAATGGAGAAACTTTCTTCTAGTAATTGATAAGGCAAAGATAGCTTGCGATACCGCTAAAAACCCCATTGTAGAGCATTTTGTTGACGTCAACAAGTCAATTCCAAACGGTTATAACACAACAAGAGATATCAAAGATTTTAAACTTACCCGTTACGCTTGTTACCTTATTGTCCAAAATGGTGACCCACGAAAAGAAGTTATAGCACTTGGCCAAACCTATTTCGCGTTGAAAACTCGTCAACAAGAGCTACAAGAAAACTTTGACAATCTTACCGAAGAACAGAAACGCCTTGCTATCCGTGACGAAATTAAACATCACAATAAATCATTATCTGAGTCTGCTGGCAATGCTGGCGTTAAGAACTTTGGAAGATTTCACAACTCAGGATACAAGGGGTTATATGGTGGGCTAACTATGCAGGATATTCATAACCTCAAAGAACTAAACGAAGGGGAGCATATTCTGGATTTTATGGGGAGTGCTGAATTAGCTGCTAATTTATTCCGTGCCACTCAGACCGACGAAGTTCTACGACGTAGAAACATAAAAGGCGAAGATCTCGCAAATGATACCCATTTCAACGTAGGCCGAACCATTAGAAATACCATGAAAGAACTTGGAACAACCATGCCGGAGAATCTCCCTGCTCCTCGTGAAAGTATACAAGAGTTGAAAAGCAAACAGAAAGAACTTGAAAAACAAGCTGATAATAACCAACTTTCGCTCTTTGATGATATGTAATAGTGGGCAATATAAGCCCCATATCCGCCTTGTTTTCTACTCTGGTACAATTTACCGTCTGACTAATTAAAATCGAAAATAGGGGTATTCTCGTAGCCCCTCGCATGGTATAAACTCAAAATCTTTTCTAATTGCTTGCCTGCTGATGGAAAAAGGAGTAAAACCATGAAAATAACAGAATACACCAAAAAAGACGGTTCTACAGTCTATCGCTCTAGCGTCTACCTTGGTATCGATACCGTAACAGGTAAGAAAGTCAAGACGACTATATCAGGGCGAACCAAGAGAGAACTCAAAGCCAAAGCACTACAGGCTCAAATAGACTTTGAAAAAGGAGGGGCTACAGTATATAAAGCGGTGGAGATAAAGACTTACGCCGAACTGGTGGAGAATTGGCTAGAAACGTACTGCCATACGGTTAAAAAATCGACCTTAATGGGTACCAAATTCAAAATAGATAAATATCTACTTCCAGCTTTCGGAAATTATAGGCTGGATAAACTGACGCCCCCAATCATTCAAAAGCAAGTCAATCAATGGGCAAAAGACTATAATCAACTAGGCAAAGGATTCCAAGAATATCCGCTCCTTCACTCTCTAAACAAACGCATACTTAAATATGCCGTATCTTTGCAAGCTATCCCCTTTAACCCTGCCCGTGATGTTATCGTGCCACGTCGTAAGGAAAAAGAAGGGCAAAAACTGAAATATCTGGATGATGATAACTTAAAAAAATTCTTGACTTACCTGGAGCAGCTGCCAAACACTTACAAAAATTTCTTTGATACGGTGCTATATAAGACACTTTTAGCTACTGGTTTGCGCATTCGTGAGTGTCTAGCCTTAGAGTGGTCTGATATTGACCTAAAAAACGGCACACTAGACGTAAATAAAACGTTAAATATTATCAAAGAAATCACTGGCCCTAAGACTAAATCAAGCGTTAGAATGATTGACTTGGATAATAAGACGGTACTCATGCTACGGCTCTATAAAGCAAGACAATCCCAAATTGGGAAAGAAATGGGGTTGACCTATGAGAAAGTATTCTCTAATAGCTTTGATAAGCATATAGACGCTAGAATGCTTAGTTTCAGGTTAGTAAAACATTTGGAACGTGCTGGATGCCCTCGTTTTACGTTCCACGCCTTCCGCCACACTCATGCTAGTATCTTGCTCAATGCTGGACTACCTTACAAAGAGATACAAACACGGCTCGGTCATGCAAAACTTTCTATGACCATGGATATTTATAGCCACCTATCCAAAGACAATCAGAAAAATGCTACTTCATTTTATGAAAAAGCCATTGAAAAATTAAAAAGTTCCTAAAAAAGTCCATAAAATTATTATTTCAGTTATGGGAAATAGCTATATCAAGGAATTTTAGCAAGTTTTCCCTTTTTGTGTTAGAACATCCAAGTCACCTGACAAAGCCGTCTGAGCGCTCGTAGTCTGCGACTTAAACGCTTCAAGTCTAGCAACAGAATCCAGCCCAATCCGCTTAGCTTCCTGTGCAAGCAGGGTACTTGCGCCAGCATTTCGCAAAGCTTCCTCAGCCTTGTGCTTAGTTTCTTTCAATGGCCCGTTGTCAAAGCTATTAAATCGCTGATTGATAGTGTCAGACAGTCCTCTCTTGACTTCTTCAGCTCTGGCTTTGGCCAATTCTACTTGATCGTTAAAGTCTTTTTTGATTTTGTCGACCTTTTGGTCAAAATCTTTATCTGCTGCTTCAATCTGCGCTTGGATTTTTGCTTCAATGCCATCTTGTTGCTTTATCTGCTTGGTAATCGTTCCCTCGTACGAATACTGGGTATCGTTTCCAGCCTTACTATCTGCACTGATACGACCTCTCAGACCACCTTTAAAGATAAAGCTCTGACTTAAGACAGGAACTTTAAAAGTCTCTTTCTTGTTGGTCTGAATGGTTACCCACTGCCCAACCTCAAGTAACAAATGTCCTTGGTAGTTGAGATTATACGGATAGTAAGTTAGGTTTTTCAGTTTGTAATACAAGTCATTTAAAGCGCTCTGAGTCATAAAGACATTGTCCAGTTCCAAAGACCGACCTGTCTTCATACCGACTGTCAGAGACTTCTTGTCCGTCTTACAAGTGATACCAGCTATCTGATACTCAATCTCACTCTTGGTCAAGCCATGCAAGAAGTAACTGTCAGCGTTGATCGTGATATTGGACTCAGTCAAATCACGGATTTCCATCTTGCCTTCTCTGTTGAAGAAACAAGACATCCCAATCATCTGAGTCATAGCGCTCAGCATATCCCTAAAGGAAAGTTTCTTGCCCTCAGGAACTTGCTCAATATGATAACGCATCGCGCTGATTCCGAAATAGTCATTCGCTAACTCAATGCCTGTTTTCAGGCAGATTTCCTGAATAACCTCTCGTACTTCAGCTGGGAAATGCAAATCTGTCACATACTCACGATTGAGCTTAAACATACCATCCATAAGTTCAAGTGTGGTAGTGTTTCGGTTTCGGTCAATCTCAATATCGTTGATGAAGTATTCCCCCATCTTGACCCACTGGTAGGTATCCCCAACCAGTAGACCAATCTCAGGGTGCAGGGTATCCAGCTTATTGAACGTGGTAATGATACTGGTAAAGGTAATTTTACCGCTACCAGCGCAGGTTCCACCAGGCTTATAAGTATCGCCCTTAATGTAGCCATACTCAAAACTAGCCTCTTTGATATCCCGTGAAGCATAATCACCAACACGAATAGCCAGCGTCCTTTCCTTGGCAAACATGGCTCTGTCAAATTGTCGTCTAGTTAAAGCGTCCATTTTCTTACCTCTCTACCAGATTAAATTTAGCGCCAGACCAAGGTTTAAACTTCTCAGTAAAGGTATAGCTAGGAGCTGTCCTATCACCGACATAGAAAGTCTTTGTGACTTGGCCATCCATGGGGTCTGGATAAGATACCTCAAAAAATTCAGATGATACAGCATGTAAAAGCTGACTTAATTCTCCCTGAGTCATCATACCCCATTCACAGTCTAGTTTGCGTTTGGTCGTGATACGGTCACGCATCATGTCGCCATTGGCATTACGCCCTGTCTCTCCATCGATATCTTGAATACCGACTTGAAAATATTTGGGAGGCTTCACAGCCACCCCATTGATTGTCAATTGTGCCATTTAACCTCCTAAATCTTGAGCAAGGTTTGACCTGCTCGTTCATGTTCCTTGTTTATTTCTTGGATGGCTACCCGTCCGAACTCATGGCCTGCGATTTGGATAACGATGTCGCCGTCGCCAGAGAATCCACCTTGTGGACTAACACCAGCCATGGCATTTACTACCGCACTGCTGACTACTCGTCCAAGTGTTTGGATAAATCCTGTATTTTCAAGTGGTACGACCGCCTCTTTACCAGCTTCACCAATCATGGCGATTGTTGGACTATCGACGATACCACCACGGGCAAGACGAGGGAGGCTAACTGTACTTACACTACCAACCCATCCTAGACCAGGTAAGTTTCTGACAACGCCTAAAACTCCATTAATCATTCCGATGAAGCCATTGACTACATTTTCAATCGTTCCAAGAACCGCATTGACCGCACTCTTAAACGCTCCACCTACTGCCTCTCCGACCATCTGACCAGCATTTACGAAGATACTTTTAACAGTATCCCAAACGCCTTTAAAGAAGTCGCCAATAGAACTAAAAGCATCTTTTACTGCGTTGTAAGCATTAGTGAACATCTCACCAAACCAGTTTGAAACACTGGATAACGCATTAGTCACATCTGCCCATCTCTCGCCAAACCATGAACCTAGTTTGCTAAAGATGTTTGTTAAGCCAGTCCATGCTTTTTGGAACATGTCAGTAAACCATGCTCCGATATTAGCCAACGCACTAGTCACATCTGCCCAACGTTGTCCGAACCATGAGCCGATTGGTGTGAAGATATTAACGATAGCGTCCCATGCACCTTGGAATACACCAGAGAACCACTCTCCGATGCCAGAGAATATGTTTACAATGGCGTCCCATGCTTGCTGGAATTTCTCGCCAAACCATTGACCTATCGGCTCAAAGATTTCTTGTAGTTTCGTCCATAGACCGCTGAAAAATTCGCCAATCGCTTGACAAATACCACTGATAAAATCACATAGTCCTTGCCATGCAGTTTTAGCAAACTCAACAACAGTGTCCCAGTTTTGATAGAGCAAAACACCGATAGCAATTAAGGCTGCGATTGCTGCAATAATCCATGTTATTGGACTTGTCAAAACTGCTAACGCTGCATTAAAAGCCCATGTTGCAGCTGTAGCGACTCCTGTTGCAACAGAATGTGCAAATTTCGCCGCGGTTGCTAATCCCATTTTCGCTGCATGAGCAGTCCATGCTAGAGCTGATTTACCAAGTTCTAAAGCAGTTTTTCCTAGCTGTGCAATTGTTTTACCTGAATTGACCACAAAATCTTTTGCATATAAGGTGTTCAAATAGATTGTTTCACCAAAACTGACCAACTTATCAAATGTCAATGCTTTAATAGCAAGACCTAGATTCTTAATCCCTCCAACAATCAAAGAGACCTTACTACCTAACAAGCTGAATGCTCCTGCAAGTCCTCCAGCTTGTTCTGCCCATGATAAGAAATTAATCGTTTGCCAAGTTGTTATCAAAGCTACGATAGGTTCTTTGTTTTCTTTACACCAGTCAGAAAAAACGGTGAAACCATCTGCCACTAACTTAATAGCATCCGCCAATAGTCCCAAAGTGGCTAAAAGGCCACCTCCTAATAAATCTGAAATTCCTTCAATACTAACACCGAATACTCCTGATAAAAACTCAGCAAAAGGTTGCCAGGAATTCTCCCAGAGAATCTGAATAATGTCAATTAGCCCATTAAAAGCATTAGCAATAGAGTTAATAGCAGGGACTACATGTTCATCATAAACACGACTTAAGCCATCGCCAAATTTGTTAACAGACCTTTCAATGCTCTCAAATACAGGCGCAACAGTATCTAATAAACTTTGGAAGACTGATGAAATTTTAGGAGCGCTTGTCACAACGACTTTTTCAAAACCTTTAAACAAACTTCCTGCTAATTTACTACCAACTTCAACAATGGTAGATGTCAAACTCAACAGAGTTGACACAATAGCGCTACCGATACGAACCGCACCAGTTGAGGTAATGACGTCGTAGAAAGCACTAGAAAAGTCCTGAGCTATGTTTCCTACTGCCTCGGAAAGGTTACCAACATTATCAAACAAAGCGACTAGCGCCCTGATAATGCGTTCTTTTTGCCTTCCAAGGCCATTTGCAATACTTTCGGCAAGGAAAACACCGATACCTAGCCCGATAGTGGTTATTGAGCCTGTCACTTGCCCTAAAGCATAAGCAATTTTCTCAGCCATTCGGTTAAAGGCATTCACAACCCTTGGGTCAGTGACGATTTCTCCCATTGTCTTAGCTATTTGGTCTAAGGCAGTCTTAATGCGTTTTATACCTTCTGGTCTAAATGCTGCATCAAAACCTTTCTTGAAGAGGTCAAACAACCCTTTGAGCTTATCTCCAAGACCATCAAAAATGCTCTTGAATTTGTTGTCCATGTCGGTCAACTCGACTTCTGGCAAGATGTCTTTGAAAGGTCCGCCACCGCCTCCCTTTCCTTTACCACCTTTGCCACCGCCTCCAGAACCGCCTGCGTCGTCATCTTTTGGTTTTTGCAAGATGTTAATCTCATCAAATCCCAAAAGACCTAGCAACTCTTTAGCGGCCTTCTTAGCGTTTTTGGCGGAGTCTCCAAGATTGTCAGCAAGTCCTCCTGCTGAATCTCCAGCGTCGTCTACTGCGTCAGCAAGGTCTCCTGCTCCGCCTGCAGCGTCTTTCATGGCGTTACCCATGTCTCCAACTGCTCCACCAACACCATCTTTCACTGTTGCTTTCTTGTTGAACATCAAAGCGATAAACTCAGCGAGTTTAGCAGTAACGTTCTTCAAGACCATCGCAAAAGAGTTCAAGACAGGCATAATGGCATTGATAATCGGTAACATAGAGTTACCAAGGTTCAATGCTGCGTCCTTCATCAGCGACTTAAATAGGCTGATACGACCATTTACAGAATTAGACAAGGTATTCCCATACTTGGCTGTAGCCTGTTCCAGAATAGCCATAAGGCGGATTTGTTGCTGGGTTTGGTAATCCAACTGTTGCCAGCTCTGTCCGTTTGCGAACTTCTTAAAGGCTTCAGTAGACTCAATCATAGCCACATTGACGTTGATTCCTAGGTCCTCAATTGCTTCGGTGTTCCCTAGCAAACCTGAGCGAATCCGCTCCATAACGTCTGTAATCGTGCGCCCTGAGCCTTCCGCAACAACTGCCGAGGTCTGCAGCATCTTAGCGGTATAGGCGCTTAGCTTGTTGGTATCTTTTATAAATCCAGAAAATAAGTTTGAGTAGACTGCACCGTAGTTGGTCGCCTCACCCACCCCCATATTCATAGCGTTGGCGTTATCGTTAACCCATTTTAAGAAAGATTGCGAACTCTCGCCCATCTGGCGCTTGATTTGGTTCATAGCCGCTGAGACTTCAAGAGCAGTCTGCGTTGAATACATCCCAACATCAAGTAATTTCTTACCAAGGATTGCAAAACCAGCGAACTTAGCTAGCTTACCAAACGCACTACCGATAGAGTTCGACTGTTCACGAACTTTGGCAGTGGCATTCTTCACTTGGTCAGATGTTCCTTTGACCTGATTCTCGACTTCTTTCATCTTCTTCCTGAAAGGCGCTATCTCAGCGTCAATCATGACTTTCAATTCATCAAGAGTTGCCATTTACTTCCTCCTTCCTTTTTCGATTATGTCTTTCTGCAAATTCACGCATCCGTTCCTTATGTAGCAAAAACGCTTGTCTCTGTCGTTCCTGTTCTACCGCTTGCTGTTCTTCTACAAATAACTCAGGCGCATATTCCCAGAACTCAAAGACCTTGGCATCTTTGGATAACAATAAGGAAACGTGGTTAGATATCATCTGCGAAAGTCTATAAGAGTCAATAATCTTCTCTTTACGCTCTTGGATTTTGACACGGTTGTAGCTTTCTATCATGTCTCTGATTTCAAGCACCGTTAAATCCCAAAAATCAAGAGGCTTGCCCCCGATGTCTAAAAACATAGGATAAAGCCTCTCAATAATCTGCGTTACCGTTAAGATTACTCGACTACTGTCATTTTCTTCTTGGAAGTTTTCTTGTCCTTGCTTCCTCGTGGAGTAAAACCCGATACTTCAAATAGCGGCATCAACACCTCTGTCATGAAGGTTGTTTGGTCTCCGCCATTGTCCACGTATTCATCGTATAAATCATAGACATCCTCAAGAGAATACCCATGTTCATACTGCTGCAAGGCTCCGTGAACTAACAACAACATAACTTTCAAAGGCGGTAAAGTGAACTCTTCGCCAGCTTCAGGCATGAAAATCTTCAGCAAGTTCATGCCGATTTTTTCTTCCACAGTTGCAGCTTGATGAGATGTCAAACGTAGCTTCAACTCTTTTTCGTCAGTAACTTTCCAAGTTGTGTATTTTAACGCCATTTAATTAACCTCCAATACCATCAGTAAATGTAAGATTAGACTGCAAGGCAATCTTAAGTGTGAAATCGATAACGGCATTGACACCGCCACCGCCAAGCTTAACAGATACTTGGCCTTCAAAAATGACCTTAGTACCGTCTGGATAAGCTTGTTCAAAGTAGAGTTTCTTCTTGTCGTCTGCTGCCTTACGCAATACACGATAAGGAGCAGTTGCGCTTGAATTATTATAAGAGAACTTGTACTCAAGTTCTCCTATGTCCCCAATACCAAACTCGTACTTCTTCACCGTATCTTCAAGAGTAGTATTTTCTACTTTTTCGAGTTCAATACCAAACTCTGGTACTTCTTTCAATCCAACAAGTTTAGTATAGCTATCTTTTGTTTCGCCATAAGAAAGCGTAATTCCATTTGCTAACATGTTTAATTCTCCATTCTAAATTGAAAAACAAGCTCTGAGTGTAAGTCGACGATACCTTCAAAACGCATGACCTTATGTCTCAAATGAGACGGGTCTGGCACGTCTTGGCAGTCAGTTCTTCGCAAACCTAAAGACTCAAAAATCTGATTGATTTTAACAGCTAACTCACTAGTGCTAGTATCATCAAAGATATCCACCTTGTAGCGGATAGAGGATTTTTGTTCCTGGTCATCAAACCAATCACCCGGCTTGTTTTGTTCTTCCAAAAAAATAACGACTGGGAAAGTCTCCCAATCGCTAGGATAAGTATCGGTCACATTATCTGCAACCTTTTGCAATTCTTTATAAATAACAGGCTTGATATTAATCATTTTATTTGTTCTCTTATCTTTCTACGGACATAATTCGAAATATTCTTAGACACACGCTCTTGATTGTCTCTCAAAGCTGGATAAAGATAAGGCTGGGCAGGTTGACCATACATCTTGTAGAACTCCCCGATTTTTTGAAAGTGGTACGGTCCTACATTGATTTGGTCTTCATGTACATACCACGGACTAGACTTGTAAGTCACGCTGACCTCTGGAGAAATACCAGAATGGCTAGCTTGTCCTATTGGTCCCGTTCCAAACTCAACATAAGGAGCGTATTTAAGGTTGGTGTAAACTTCGCCTATAGCCTTATCTCCGTCCATTTTTGCCCTAGTTTTGATACTAGTTATAAGCTCTCCATCTCTCGCTGGTGCGAGTCTTCTTGCATCTGCTTGGACAACCTTTATAGTAGCATTGTGCACCGCACGTAAGACGATATCCTCGCCAGTTTTTTTACTAGCCAATCGTCTACATTTAGCTATAAGCCTATCTGCCCCTAGTAGCCCTGACACGCTCTAACTCCAAAACTTGATGATGTGTGTAGACCTTTTTAGAAATAACCCTATGAGTCACTTCCGTCTGACTATCGATACACACACCATCTTTTACTTTGATAGTAGCTGACTTGTTGGCATTTGCGTTCAAAATATCATTGACACGCTCGCCATACAATTCAGATTGTAGCTTGCTACTAGCTGGCCACAATTCAAGGCGGACTGTCTCAGCTTCCTTGGCATACCCTTCTTTCGCGACACCTTCCTCAGTGACAGTCTTTTCAAACCGTCGCATTGGATAAGGTTTCAGTCTACTCTGCTTCAAAAACATGACCTGCCACCCTTGCTAGCCTGTGCATGCGTATTCGCTGTAGAAGATCCGTAGACAGGCCGTTTTCTCCGTAGACTACTGCTATACCACCCTCGGTTCTAGAATGCTCTCCTTCCGCTCCTGAGCGGTTGTGGAGTTCGATAGCAACCTCAGGTATCAAAAGACTTAAAGCAGGTGTCAAAGATGTTCGATTAGTCTCTGACAAGATAAGATTTGTAGCCCTTGTTTGGAGCAACATGAGAAGCTGAGTATCTTCTTCGCCTGTTAATTTCTTCAGCAACTCTACAGACATATCAATCCTCTTCTAAGAACTCAGGTTTAGGAAAGATTTTCTCAAGAACGTCTGAGATAGCGACACCGTTGCTGGCAATATTGTCAGCCAGCTCAGCATAGCGCTCCTCAGTAATCTCAAGTTCCTCTCCTGCCAGTCGTTTCACATTTGATTCCCAATCATAGAAATCTTGTTTGATTTTAAATTTCACTTTTTAGTTCCTCCAAAACTTCTACAATTTCGGCTTTTGTCAACTTATAAGCGCCTGCTACACCTGCTTCTTTCGCTAGATCCTTCAACTCTTCTAGAGTTTTATTCTCTAAATCAGAATACTGGTTAACCTGCTCTTCTTGAATATAATGACGTCGTAGCAATAAACTCATATCGTCACCTCTTACGCGCCACCGAATTTTACAACTCGTGTAGGGTCGTAAAGGTAAACGCCGTAGTGTTCATCACCTGTGATTACGGTAGTCTTCTTCAAGATATCGCGGTCTGTTTCGATAGCCACATCACGTTTAAGCAAGATAACAAAAGCTCCATATTTGTTAGCGTCGTCTGTCTGAGTTTGACTTGGTGACACTTTAACAAGGAAGCCTTTACCTTCATCAACTTTTTTAGAGCGCACGATTTGCACACCATCAACTTCACCGAAGGTTCCAGAAACAACCATATTTGCTCCAAGCTCTGAACCTTTAATCCATTCTTTTGCTACTGCAGTTTTTAGCTTAGTAGCATCTTTAGGGTTGATGATAGCAACATACTGTGCATCTTCTTCGTCCTCAAAGATATCTAGAGCTTTATCGATTGCCTCAAGAGTTGTTGGAGTTTCTGTAATATGTTGTGTTGCAGTTTTAGCTACCGCTACCAAATCATTATCGATCTTGTTGGCAATAGCTAAACCAAGCTGGTAAGTCGCTTGACCTAGTGGGTCACCAAGACCTGACAAAAGAGACTCATCGGTAATTTCATAACCTTTACCTGCTTTTTTGATGGTCATAGTAGTCTTTTTAGTAGTCAATTGGTCTGGCGTAATTGCTTGGCCTTCTTCAATTTCAGTAGCGTCTCCTGCATACTCCCATGCTGGCACTGTTAAAGTGCTACCTGGTTGACCTTCAAGCTTTGTCTCTACATACGCTAGCGGTGTAAATTTAATCAATTTAGGTAATTTAGCGGCTACCATATCCGCCATTACTTCTGGATTAACCATAGTGGCTAATTTAGTTTGTCCTGCTGTCATTTTCTATTATCCTTTCAATTTCTTATAAAGCTCTGGGTTCTTTTGATAGAGCTCATTTCGACTCTGATAACCCATACGAGCAAATTCTTCTTTTGTGATACCGTCACTATCGACTGGCGCTTGTTTCATTGGAGCTCCGCCTTTTAGTTTTTCTTGAACGCCTTTTTGCACGGCTTGCTCCCATGATTTCTGCAATACAGCGACAGACTGCGATACCGTCTCTGCGCTTGTCAAATCAACTACATTTACTAACTCAACAGGTAAGTCACGTTCACTTAGCATTGCTTTAGCTTCTGCGGTCAATTCCTTGCGAGCAATAGCCTTCTCACGGTCAGCTAGTTCTTGCTCACGCTGATCCAACTGATATTTTTGTTTCTCGTCAGCGTTCATCTTGGCAAGTTTCTTAGCTTCGTTTTCCTTGGCTTCTTGCTCAGCTTCCCATTTAGAGCGCTCGGCAGATAACATCTTGCCGATTTCAGCACGAGTGAAAGTTCGTTCGTGCTTTTCTTCTTGCACTGTATCAACATTTTCTTGAGTGTCGACAGTCTCAGCTGATTCAGCAGATACAGTTGTATTGATTTCTTCTGACATAATTGTCCTCCAGCGATTACGTCGCCACTCGATAATCTCGTTTTACGTCCGGCGACGGAACAGTACAGCTTTTAATGTCATCGGTACAGTTTGGACAATATAAAAACCGTACGGGATTCCATACGGTTAGAGCATAAGAAAACCGCCTCGATTTCGATGCGGTTAATTTTTATAGTTTAATTTCTTCAATTTTTGCACGTTGTTCTAGAATTCTTAAATAATTCCACATGGTTGAACGCTGACCTTTTAACAAATCAATCGGACATTTAGATTCAAACTCTAGTTGCCCTTTTTCGTATTTCCCAATCATCATATCTAACTTCTGGAATCGTTCTTTCAATTCGTAGTATTCTTTTTTAAATCTTTCTTTCCATTCTTCCATTTTTCTGTTCCTTTCTTTTAGGCTTCTATAAGGATAGTATCGCAAGCTATCACTGAAATTCTTTTTACTTCAAATTCACAATCAAGAAAATCGTACGGATAGTCTCCTTTCTGGGTACTAAAAAAGCACTTAGATCTCTCTAGGTGCTTTAGCCATATTGTACTTCAACTTCGTTCATGATTTCCGGTAAAGTTTTCCCTTCAATCTGTAAAGAAATCAAATCGTCAAAAGAAGATGCTCTATATTCGTCGTCCGCAATAATAACAACAACATCATAAATAGAATTAGGGAAAATGCCACATACTTGACCATTATAATTAAAAGAAGCGTCCCATCCATTATCATATAACGCTTGTAAATCATCTAATATCGCCATAATATATCTTGATTCTCCTTTCTTTCATCGTCTGTTAATTCCCTAGTACTCCTACTAACGAACTTACCTTCATCATCAAATACAAAATCATGAGCATGTTCTCCGATTTTTCCATAAGGATGACGTGCCGGTTGTTTATGGTTTGTAAAATGAACATCTTTCGTTTTAAAACCTCTAGCATCATAGTAAGTTCTACCAAGGACATCTCCGTTTGTAGCATTATGCTGAACTACACTATTAGGCAAACCTATTTTGCCAGGCGGAGTGTGTCCAATTGTAGTCCCTGATACACTTACTATTATACCATCTTTAATAGTTTTATCAAACGCTTTACGTTTAATAGACTCTCTATTACCATCCACATACTTGCTATACCACTCTTTATAAGTCATATCGGCAGGCACGTACTCAACTTTACCTGTCTCTGGATTCCTTGCTCTGCGCTTCAACTTGCTGTAGTCTGCGTCCTCATCGTATCCGACAGTAGTAGACCTACACCACGGATGCATAGGTGGACAATTGACACCAGGGACAGCCTTATCCCTATCATAGACCTGATTGTCATGCTCCTGACAAATGCGTGATGTACGCTTGTCTAAGACGGCCACAAAGATATACTTTTCTATGTCTGCTTCTTCATAGCTGAGTAGCTCCATCTGGTTATGAAAAAAGGCGGATTCTGTTCGAACCAAACGCCTTGCATCGTTCTGACCTACATTGAACCTCTCAGCAATTGCTTGTGCAGTTTCTCGTGTATCTCTGCCTGTCATGAGGCTAATGAGGAGTTCATCTTTTATGCTGGAAGTAAGTTTTCCTGTATTCTTCCAGATGTCTGTTGAGTACGTACTTCCATCTCCTACCCAACTAAAAGACTGTAGATGTTTAATCTCGTTCTCAGGAAGCCCAGAAAAGCCATATGCTAGTCCTGTCTGCTGTTGTAGGTCAAAGGTAGCCTTGTAGTAACTATCCTTCATCAGGTCGCTATAAAAGGCATCTGAGCCTGTCTTCTCCGAATGATAGATAGATTCACGCATACGATCTAAATCGTCGCTCAAACGCTCTAGGCGCTTCATGCGGAAAGAATAAGCTGGGCTGTCTAAGTCAGCTAGTAATCTTTGGATGTTCGGGTCATTCGGTCTCGCTTCAAGTACTTTACGAAGTTCATTCAGATTTTTCTTGTCTTTCATGTTCTTCAAGACTTGTCTAGCTTCTACCTGACTTAGACCATAATCACGTTGGAATTTATCGAAAATCTTATTGATTTCCTTATCCAAGTAAGTCTTAGCTTCCTGATAGACCTTATCGAACTGGTCTGCCTGCTTTTCGGCCTTGTCCATCTGCTGGTAAATCAGATTGGCTTTCCTCTTCGCCCAATACTCCTGATTCTTCATCCTCTACCTCGTCTTCGGGTTTCGTGTTGTCTTTGTTGAACATCGGCATGTCTTCCATGTTCTTCTTTTTCTCTTCTTCCAAGGCTTCCAGCTCAGCGTCAGGGTCTTCCACAAACGGCAAGAGAGAAATAAGCTGTCTATTGGTCACTTTGCCTTCCAAATTGTTCACAATCTGAGAGATTTCTAATAAGTTCTTAGGCAAACCACGACTGAATTGTGGAACGATTGAATGAGACTCTAAAGCAATCTGCTTCATGCCTAAGTAATGAGCAAAAATCGCAATACGCTGACGCAATCCTCGCTTATAGTTCGCTTCCTTGGTCTTAGTAATCATCTCAAGGCCCATCAGCTTAAATTCCATGGCTACGCCTGATGTATTCCCTGCGAAATTCTCATCAGTCAAATTAGGCACATGGCTAAATGTGTAGATGTCCTCTTTAAGAGCTGTACGCAAGATTTCAGTAGCACTTTCGTCCAGCGTATTCTTCAAGAACTCAGCCCTTGCACTATCGCCCGGCAATTCCAAAAGACCTTCTTCAGAAAGAATCTTCATTGCTACCTTAGCGTCTTCTGGAGTGTCTGCTAACTGCGTGCCATACAAGACAAGTATAGACTCTACAGCCTGTTCCTTATCATTGACACGATTCCCCATCAAGGAATTATAAGCGTCTATCAAGCTAATTTGTTGCTCGTAGTCGCCAATCGCAAAGTGATTATTGCGATACTCGATAATTGGGATTTGACCAAGGTTGTGAGGTGTTGCCTCCTCGCTCTGAGTTGTTCCTGAATCTGTACTTCTCAGCACCATGTGATAGTGCAGATTTTCGGTAAAGACCTCAGCCTGGTGCTTGGTAGTGTCTTTCGTATCGTCTTTTACTTCATAGTAATAGACCGCAAACAAAGGCTTCCGCTCAATACTATCATCGTAGACCATGAAAGTATTCTCCGGATCAATACTAGTTGAATCCAACTCAGTCATACCCTCTTTAGCATAGATGTACTCGTAAGCACGGCCGTAGATAGCCATATTTAGTGCGTTCTGCGCATCCACTTGGTCAATCTCAGCACCATCAAAGGCTGTAAGTAGTTCATCAATATCACCGTCAGCAGTATTGTTATACTTGATAGGATTGCCCATAAAATAGCCCGTAGCCGTGTCTGCGATATCCTTGGCATGATTAGCTACCGTCTTGTAATTGGGTGCGTTCACGTTGCGTCTCGTGTGTTTTAAGATAGCATGCTCGCCCATGTAGTAGCTTTTAAGCTTCTTCAAATGTGAACTTTCAGTGTTATGTATCGTTATCAATTTGTAAATCAGGTCTTTCTTCAAAGAACCCTCATCATATCCATCCCGTGGATAGGTTAAATATTGGTACATGTCTTTCCTCTCTATAGACCATAATCAGAACGTCTGCGGACGGTTGCTTTCCCACCTTCGATACATTGAAGGCTGTAACGCAAAGCGTCCATCAAGTGGTTGTTTTTATCCTCTGGTTTATTCAACCAGTTGCCTTCTTTATCTCGCTGGTAGCAGTAACTATAAAATTCATCCATGATGTTTTTACAATCTGGATGCACATAAATAGCGTATCCTTGCAATTTGGATACACCTGCCATAATACTATCCTTACCTTTCCGACTCTCTTTTATTCTAGATATGCCATGTTCTGACCTGAGCTCTTCAATCAGTCGTAATTCAGCGCTATCAGCAATGATTTGTGAGCGATGATAACCTTTGTCCTTTATCATCTTCGCAACTTCTTTGGTTATCAATCCGACTTTATACGCCTCATCAAAGACATAAATCTCTTTCGTCGTGTCATTTATCAACGAACAACACAAAGCAGTTGGATCATGAGTAAAACCAAAGTCAAGACCGATACATAACTTATTAGCTGAATCTTGTAGTAATTCATCTTTATTGAAATCCTTGACAGTCACGTTTTCGTAGATTAAACCTTCAGCAACTCCCCATTCGCCATCACAAACGATTCTAGCACGTCTGGGGTTCGTATGATACAAATCCTCATAGCGTTTGATATCGACTTCATCAAGCCACTCATTGCATTTGTAAGTGGTTGTAGTAGCGAATGTGTCAGCCCGTCTCGTCTCTTCATCGAAGAATACACGCTTGAGCCAATGCCTCTCATTCCACGGGTTAAATGTGACTGTGATTTGTTTAAAGAAATCAGGTACATCTAAGCTACCACGGATAGACTCAACAACCGTGCTGAACTTGTCTTCAGTCTCAATTTGATATGCTTCCTCGAACCATGCCCAACAAAGACTGCCGACATCGACCGTGATAGATGTGATTTTGAGTTCATCATCCAAACCACGGAATAGGATTTTTTGACCAGTCGCTTTTATGGTTATTTCAGGCAAAGACTCATTGAATTTAAACAAATGAGTCACCCCCAACACATTACACGCCCATTTAAAATCCGTATAAGTTGATTGCTTATTTGTATTCGAATACCTACGAATAACAAGCAAGTTGGCCCAGGAATATTTCAAAAGACGGACAACATAGTTTAAAGCGGTTGTCTTGGACTTCTTCGAACCACGGGACCCTTTGACTACACGATAAAGACTTCTTGAGCGCCAGAACTGTCCGTACCCAGCTCCTACTGTCTTAGGTAAGTCAACGACAATATCGTTTTGCTTAATCTGGTATGTCTGACTCATTTGCAAACACCACCGTCCCAGAAACGTCTGCCTCTACTTTGTCTGTCCAAAGCCTATGACGTTTTCCTAATAGTTCGGCTGCCTTGATTCTGTCTTTTGCTCCAACATCAATATCCGTAATCGTTTGACCCAATTCTCCGATGCTTATCAAAGTCTGTTCTTGCGTCTCTCCTCGCATTACCGAGGTTAGATAACTAAGGACTTCTTGCTGGTCTGCGATTTTTTCAGAATCAAGCTGTTTCAACCGTTCATCTATATAACTTTTAATCTTAGGATTCTTTAGTAACTTATGTCCTTCAACGCCTGCCACTCTATCACTAGAAACACGATAACCTGCTTTCTTATAGGCTTCCGTCGCATTACCTGAGATGATGTACTCATCTGCAAATCTCTTTTGTTTTATTCTCAATCCACTCAATTTTCCATCACCACCCTTCGAATAATCAAAAAAAGCCACACGATGTGCGACCTTCTTGCAAGGCGACTACAACCTTGCGTGCGTATTAAATTTTGACTTCTTTTTTATTTTTTGTAGTCTTTAAAACCTCTGAGGGAATCAAACCCTCTAGCTTATAACTTATCCGGAATATAATTAGCTACGCAATCATGCGAGGTCCAGTCGCTTCCGCAACCATTTTTAAGTTAATGAGTGATAGGAGTTAATGAGTGATATGTGAATCCCCACCCAGAAGATTTAACTCATTCTGGGACACAAACACTCAAAGGAGAGGGGAGGACTTGAACCTCCAAGGCCATTACAGCCCCCTGACATTACAGGTAATCATCTACCAATTCTGAGACCTCTCTTTTCAATTCTTGATACTACCATTCTAACAGATTTTTAGAACCGTGCTGTTCCAAAAAGTCCCATAAGCTCACTATGAGGTTAGATAACTTCTTCCAAAGCTAAGACCGCCTCATTTTTTAACCTGTAGTAGGTTGTACGACTCATATTCAAATCATAACAAACGCTATCAGCGGTGCCTTTGTTGATGTAAGTCATTCTTAATACTGCCCTGTACTTTGGATTTTTAAGCCTATTGATCATTCTACCTAATTCAAGTTTTCTGTTAATGACCTCTTTAGTATCCTGCTCTATAGCCTCTTTCATCACTACCAACTGAGTATAGACATCATCAACTTTTCTAGTCTGTCCACCTTGGACTTTAACCTCGGACCATTTAGGGCTTGAGAGCAAACCTGCCTCAAGCTCGTTAATTTCGTCTATACGGCTTTGGATGTCCATGTCCAGATCCTGCAACTCTTTCAAGAGCTCTTTAGCCTTGTTCACTCTCTGTCTCCTTTGTGATATAATAGTCTTTGCGAGAACTATTAGCTGAGGCAGAGAGTGTCTTGGCTTTTTTTAATGCTTAAATTCGTTGAGCAGGTCCCGGATAAAGAACTTCCAATCAGATTCTCTAAACGTCAAGAAACGATCTGTAGTAAAATTTCTAAGTCTTTTATAGAAAAGCATCTTTAGTTGGATTGACTCACCAACACTCAGTAAAATACCGGGGAAGCGATGTACTGAATGCACTCTATTTCCGTATCCAGAAATATCTAAATGTATTAACGTTTCTGGATATATGCGCCCCATACTAGCTTCAACTCCGAACTCAACCTTAACTTCTTCTACAATTGGAACTTCGTCAAAAATTGGTCGTGCAGAAAATATTGGCGACGGCGTTTCTTGTTTTTTTCTTCTTCCTGAATATGGATATTTACAAGGTCTCATTTGCGTCCTCCAAACTCCTTATTTTCATAGATGTTGCCGATGATTTCATTTTCTTCAATTTCAGTCCATAAACATACTGCGTCACTGCCCGTATCAATTACCCAAGAACCCTCAAGCTGCTTAACAATCCCTATAAATTCCTTGTCATACTCATAGAAACCGCCAATTTCGTCAGCTCTACCCAAAAATCTAGTAGTTCGTACAATATCGCCTTCAAAGATTTCCTTGCCGTTCTTGTCTTTGAGTCCTGTTGATTGCATGAGTTCGATTTCGTCAAAATCATAACAATAGATATCTCTATCGTCTGGTAAACCATTCTCAAAATAAACTTGTTGTGTCACTATTTCTTTGTTTTCGTAGTCAATAGCAAGAATGTCATCTGAAAAAACCATACGTTTTCCTATTTTTACCCACACTCTAAATTTCGGTATCATGCCAAATCCTCCTCTTTGACAAACGAGCCATCAATCCAGCGACCTTTTCGGTCTTTGATTTCACGGTCGATAAACCATTGTTCGACTTTTTCTAGTGCGTTCATGATAACTCCTATCTCTTCGTTAATTTTGGTAAAATCTCATTCACGATGAATATATAATTAGGTGCAAGAGTTGCTTTTAAAACAATTGCAATAACTAATGTTATCAAACTTGCGCTTGATGAAATGCAACTAATTTTTAGTGGTATTTTTAAGTCCTTTCTTTTCCGTTCAATGCGTTCTAATTTAATTTCTTCCTCGGTTTTTCCTGTACGTATATCATAGGAATAAACAAAACCACCATCGTATGTAAAATATATGAGAGTTAAAACTGCTAAAACTACTGCAGAAATACTAAATATTACAATTGACATGATTTGAAAAAGACTGAAGAGATCATAAAACATCTTTTCTTTAACGAACATTTCATAAATCTGTGGTGCATTCCCTTTAAATGTTGTAAGCAAAGAACTTACTTCATCAACAGTCATATTTAGCATTTTTGCTAAAGCTTGTAAAATATCATCCATTAGAGTAACACCTCATCCCCTACTTTCACTTTCTCATACACGTCCTTCGTAACCACGAACACCCCGTAGTCACGAATGGTAAGCGTGTATAGCTTGCCATGCCGTCCTTTCTCGACGACTTTACCGAATATCTCAGCGCCTGCGTTATCAGCTTTATAGACGACAATAGGGCGCTTTTCTTCTAACTTTTTAATGTAGATACTCTGCCAGATATTCAATCCAGCAGATAGCAGAATCCAGATAGCTATGAATCGTTTCAATTTATGACCTCCTCCTTCAATTTAAGCTCAATCTCTAAGTAAAAGCTTTGATCAGGTATCTCCAGTATCGCTGTAGTGGTTTTACCATCAGAACCAACGATAATTTCTCCGATTGCCAAAACTAAGTCTCCAATTGTGCTATTTAGCGTAAGGCTCATCACTCCACCTCCTCAATCTCAAACCCTTCACAATCAAACACCCAGCCGATTTTTGCATTTTCTAGTTCTTTACGGGTGTGGGAATATATAACATCGTCTAAACTAAAGCTTTTTGTAAAGAAATACCTTTTCAAAAGTTCTCCATAAACCAACATATTTTCTTTAATATTCCCTTTAATCTTAACAAAATACCGCTTCTCTTTTTCAACCTCGTAGCCGTTAAGCCAAGCAAGACAGAATTTTTCGATGTTATTTTCGTAAAACCAATCAGGAACTTTCTTATCATAATGATCTTCAATTACTCTCATTGCACCGTAAACATGAAAATTGTTTTTCTTTTTAAATTCTATATATTCCGCCACACACTGCGGAACTTTGACTGGTTTTGGTTTATCTAGTTGTTCCAAGTCTTGCAGAAAAATTTGACGAGCTAGTTCTGCTCCTTCAGCATTCCATACACCCTCAAGTTTTTTATATTTCTCAATCAATTCCTGCTTATTCATCTTAGTTTCCTCCATAAATCAAATAAACTGCAATAACTACCTGAGACATTCCTGGCGAATAGCCAACCCAATCATCAAACTCCTTAGATTTTGGCAACCAACCCTTAGTAGCTCCCAAATCATAGTCTGTAGGCTTTTCATCAGCGAAGATGCATTCCATCGCTCCCATAAACGTCATACCATCTTCTGCCATTTCCCAAAAATAGTCCGCCCGGTCTTTCACTGCTTGTGGTAAATCTTGCTGGGGAGGTTGCGGCTTCCCGTCTTCTACCGTCCAGTTGTATACTGCATTAACTTTTTTCTTTAACTCTTCCATCATCTTCCAACTCCTCCGCTTTCCGTCTTAATTCTTTATTCTTTTTCTTCAACAAATCGCGCTCCAGCGCTCTAATCCGTCTCTTGCGTGCATCACACGGCTTCGAATACTCGATTATCTTCTCTTCGTTTTGCTCGATTGTGCGTTTCAGTCCATCAATGACTGTTCGTTTATCATAATTCATCTTCTAAAAATCTTTCAATAGCTTCTCTGTAGGAGACTTCCACCAGACCGTCTAAGTCGTTCAGGGCTTCAATATAGTCTGGACGCCCTTGTCCATACTGCTCTTTCAAAAATTCAACAAAGAGATGAATTTCCTGATAGGTTACTCCAACCATATTTCTTACCTCCCACTAAAAATGTAACGTTATTGATCATCTTTCTTTTCCTTTCTTGCTGCACGTTCCCCGACTAAATAGCCGAGAAATAACCACAGAATAGCCATTCCAAATTCTTTAATAAGTTCAATCATTTTTTTCTCCTCCTGAAAAAGTCGCTAAATAGTAACAATCCTTCGAACCGTAGTCAAACCGTGTCGTCCGCTGACCAATGTGCTTCTGAAATCTTGGATGAGTGATAGCCGAGAAAACCCACTGATGATCTTCCATCTGTTCAATGAGATCATCGACATTGTCAAACGTTCCAAGGTAAAACTTGCAGTGCCCGTTGTAGACGAAGTAAAGCTCTAACATCACTCCACCTCAACGGGATAAAAATTCCCAAAGGAACCCCTCAAAGCCTTACCAACCTGTACGGCTGCCCCACGAGAAACAAACCGCATGGCTTTCTTCTCCTCTGAACATGAAATGTCCAAGCCAGTCACACCAATAACTACGGACCTCAGAAACGGCTTATCCTCTCTTGTCCCATGTCTTAAAATAAACATCAGCCACCTCCATTCTAAAAATATTGCTTCCGCTTGTTTGTCAAGTCGTTGAAAACCATTAAATGGTCTTTATCCACACCCTTCATCAGTCTGGACATAAAGGGTCTGCCATATCTTTTCTGAATATCAGCAGAAGTCAAATTGGTGGTAATGATTGTATTTGAACGCTTATTCAGGATATTGTAGAGAATAGTAAACGACCATTCGCTATCCTTTTCCATTCCCAAATCATCCAAAACCAAGAACTTAGCACTGGCAATTTTATTGACCAGAAACTCCTCCTGACTAAAATCAGCTTTAATCTTCATCAACAAGTCCGTCACGTTGATGAAGATAGCAATCTCTTTCGTGTACTCAGATAGAGCCTTAACCATCGCAAAGGCCAAATGGCTCTTACCTGTTCCAGCTTCTCCTTGTAACACGATGTTGTTCCTAGCACCCTCAGACCACTCACGACAAATCCTCTTTGCAAAAACTAGCTTTTCTGCTTCTTTTTCAGTTGGTGTTTCAAAATTGTCCAAAGTCGCATTTTTCAAAACCTCATCATAAAGAGAAAACTTCTCAAGATAGTATTTCCTCTCTCGCTCATTCTCAGCGTCGGCCAATTCATTCACTCTTGCTTGATTTTCCTCATGAATCCGCTCAGATTCACACATGCGGCATACAACACTCTCAGTCCGCAATATTTTTATCAAAGGAATATTATGCTTGTCGCAAAGCTCTTTCTGTTGTTCTGTATTCCTGTGATAAGATAAGGCAATTTCATCAAACACATTGTCTACCATGACAGACGACCTCCGCATTCATGCCAGCTAGCCATTTCAGACAAGCAAGCAACCACTTGATGAATTGGCTGGTTGGCTAAAAGAGTTTTCTTCTCGTAGCTTAACGGATAATAGTCAATCTCGAATTGCTCAATTAGTTCTAAAATCCCCATTCGTCCCTTACCTCCTGTTCCGATGTTTTATCGTTTTGTTGTCCTGGACGACTGTAATTCTTTCCCTCTTTATATTTTTGGTCATTCTCATCTACCTGTTCAATCGATGTAAAACCTTTCTTTTTCCAATTCTCAAGAATGCCTCTTAGATACTTAAAACTAGGTTGATGAATCTCCGAAGTTATCTCAATTGCACGGTTTAACATATCAAAATTCATTCCATCAATTCCTACATATTCAAGCAACTGTTGATGTTGTTTATCGTTGATTCGAATACCACTATGTTTCAAATTTTCAGAGAGGCTGGAACTAATCATCACCTTATTATTTTTATCTTTCTCTATCTCTTTATCTATATCTATATCTCCGTTGCAAGTTGTTGCGATAGTGTTGCAATGCAACTTTTGTAATTCTCTGTGCTTACGACTTCTACGAGTACTCGCTGTTTCACTCCCAACCATCTCAGGAACCTGTTCTAAGAAATAATCACGGTTAGAGTTTCTAGTCAGCAATCCTTTGCTTTCTAAAAAAATCAATGTAATTTTAATATCTTCAACATTTTCGTCAATGACAAGAGCGATTTCTTCGGCTAGATTGTCAGCAAGTCCATCATAGTAAATATGCCCTCCGTCTTCCAAGCTAATTAACATCATTTTGAGATAAATGATGGTATGTGTATCTCCGCCAGCAATCTTACGAAGTAGTTTCATCTCCTTTGACTTAAAGAAGTCCTGAGCAAGCTGGATCCAGAAATACCGCTTGTTTTTTAACGCCATAATCTCCCCCCCCCACTTCCTACGGTTAGCGCGGTACTTCATCCGCATATCCTCATAGATGTACCTGCCTTCCAGCTCCATTTTTTCAATCTTTAGCAGCTTATTTTTAAGCTCCACATCACGATAGTCCTTAGCTAGTTTTTCATAGTCTGTTAGGTATTCTTTGACTAGTAATAGATTTTTATAATCGTTTTCCCATATCGTAATAAAATGTCTTGAAGTTGATTCCCTTCCTTCCAGTCCTTTAACAATCATAATCAGGTTATCCAGCGATTCAATCAATTCTTCCATTTCCTGACCTCCTCATTACAAAAATCTGATTGCAGACTGTTTAGGTTCTGGCAAAGCTAACAGCTCAGGGCGCAATCCTACAGGCGGTTCGTTGTCATATGTGAATCCTTTGAACTCTCTGCGAATATTCTTGCGAATTTCTTGCCATTTGTCCTCTCTACCACGTTCATATGCATGATTACGCACTTGGATAATCATAGACGCAAATTCTTGCTCTTCTCGTCTTTCTTCTTCCTTGCGTTGTTCCTGCAATTTGATATGACGGCAAGCCCCTGCAAATCCAAGCAGTAAGGCTCCAACCCCCATCAGCTGGTCTAAAATCGGTGGTTCAAACATTTTTATCTCCTTATCCTCTTTTTGTGCTATAATATAGTCAAATAATTTTGCTAAGACCTTGTCCAGAAGCCTTTTAGTAAAGTTATTATATTTGATTAGAGAGCCATTCTTTGATGGCTCTTTTTGACCATTTCTTACCAGGTAATTCCTTTGGAAATCCCTTTAAGTAACGATAATTATCTGAAAAGGTGGCATACTTAATTCCTAGAAATTCGCAGGTAGTGTTCACATCCATCAACTCTGGATAGTGATCACTATCTTTCTCTATTTCGACTAGCCTTGTGATTGTGTCCTTGATAATAGATTTAATCCATTCAGACAGTGAAAGTAGAACATTGTCCATCTTTTTCCCTCCTACACTTCGTCAAATGAGTTCAATTTCATGATTTTCATCTTAGTATTGGTGCTTGGCTCCCAAGTCATCCAGTAAGCTAGAGCGGCATCCGCATGCTTCTTGGGTAGCAAATCATAGCGACTAATGTTGAAGTGGTCTTTGAAATCAATCTCAGCTTGTCTAAAGACTGACTGAGCGAAAGTCTTATCCGCATAAGCTGGACTATCAATACCACCTAAGCAAGCCACGACCCTAGCCTTGCGCTTCTTCAATAGCGACTGAGCATAGCTTGGATGAATCGGTTGCTCACTCTTGAGGTAGTCGATATCTTCCAGCATAGTCGCCTGTTGCTCACGCAATTTCTTCTGGCCAGTGAATAGAGCGATAAAGGCATCCTCGTCCAAGTCCTCGCGAATGAAACCGCCCTGCTTGCGAATAGCTGGCAAGACCTCTGATGTAACCCAGCGCTTGAACTCCTTAGCTTGAGGCAACTTGCTGGATAAGATGAGGGAGTAGAGACCAGATTCGTTAATAACGGTAACACCTCTATTTCCAAAAGTACCGTTTTGGTAGTTTTGACGATCTTCATCATCTACATGACGGTTAATATCTCGACTACCGTTTTGGTACCCCAGAATATCTGCTACATCCTTCCCGACAAACCAAGGCTCGTCATCAATTGTCAAAGTACGGACTTCCTGCCCGTGAAAATTAAAAATTTCGTTCATAATATTCCTCTTCTTACTTTTCCTAGTGTTAAAATAGTTTCCCAAACATCTAGTCCCTCAAGACTATCAATCATCATCTGACTAAGTTGGTGATTTTTCTTCTGCCAATTCTGTATTATTTTTACTTGCATGTATGAGCCTCTTAGTGATTTCTCCAAGGGTTTTCAATACCCAAAATATCTACGACTTTTTCTTTCACATAATCACTTCCTTTGCCATATTTCAGTAGCTCTGAAATAACTGATGATGATACAGGTACTTGTTTTGCCAATTCGGTTTGAGTCATATCCATCTCAATTAAACGAGTTTTGATTTTAGCCTTGATCATCTTTAGTTCTTTACTCATCTTCTTCCTTTCTATATTTCTCTGCTTCTTTTGAAATTTTCAAAAGCATTGAAAGTCCCCCAAGTACTCCATCTAGATACCCTCGCCCATAATCTGTCGCTAAGAGTTCCAATAATTCTTTCAGGTCTTCTTCGTTCATCCCTGACCTCCTTTTTAAAAAATTATCTAAAAAGTTAGCGAACTACTTGACAAATTCTAAAACTAGTTTTAGAATAAAGACATAGAGAAAAGACCTACTAAAGTAAGTTTTACCTATAGAAAACGGACGCCAATCAGTTTTGTAAGGCTTTATTTTTTAGTTGTCTAGTTCGCTAACTCTTTAGCTTACGAATACTATTTTAAAACTAGTTTTAGATTTTGTCAACAGTTTTTATAATTAATTTTAAAATATTTTTTCGTAATGCTTAGAAAGGTTGATAAAACAATGTTCTTAGCATTCGATAGAATCAAAGAATTGGCTGATAAACAGAAAATTTCTTTAAACATTCTAGAAGAAAAATTAGGATACAGCACAAATTATCTTTATAGTCTGAAAAAAGGTAACCCAAAATCTGATAGATTACAAGAAATAGCAGATTATTTTGGTGTTAGTACAGACTACTTACTAGGCCGTACTGAAAATCCTAATCTTGCCGATGATACAAAAGAATACATATGGCAGGGCAAAGTTCTCAATGTTGAAGAAATGGCATCTAATGTCATGATGTTTGGTGGTCGAGAATTAACAGATGAAAAGAAGAAAATCATCCAGTCTATCATTGAAGGTTATCTCAAAGAAGCTGGTGATTAGAGGTACTGCTTAGTGACCGAAAAAGAAATTATAAGTCATTTTCAGGTTCGCATTGTCGATTTTGACGGTGAGCTAATACCTGATGAACTCGGGTTTTACGAAAAAGAAACCAACACAGCTTTCTTGTCTAATAAACTCAGTAAAAAAGAGAGAGTTAAGGTACTACTGCATGAACTCGGACACAAAGACCACACACGCTCAGAGTACCAGAACGCTCGCTTACGCTGTGAAAACGAAGCTGATAGGAATATGATCCATCATCTCGTAAAAGACGCACTAGAAAGCTTAGATGACCCCACAGAGTTTGATTACCTCAAATTCATGTCCTATTACAATCTAAAAACCGTGACAAATGAAATCATGGTAAAAGAAGAATATAAGTCACTAGTTGGATAAAGGAGAAAGTTATGAAAATAGGAATGAGAAAACCAAGTCTGACCAGAAGTTTAAAAGCTAGAACTACTAGTAAATGGAAAAGACAGGCTAAAAAAGCTATTATCCCTGGCTATGGTAAGAAAGGGATGGGATGGGTTAAAAATCCAAAGAAAGCTATGTATAACAAGGTTTATCATAAGACAACCTTTGGACTTTCGGATTTGTTTAAATCATCTAAAAAGCGAAAAAAGAAAGTAGTCAACAACAAACAGCAATCTATTCTTGCCTCGAACGGCAAAAAGCAACACACTCCAAAAGAATATAAAGAAGCTGGGCTTGTCTTTATGTTTTTAGGTGCTATATTCCTATTTTTATTTCCACCTCTCGGCTTCTTTTTGTTTATTACTGGTTTTATAACTTACATTATTGGTCGTTTAACTGCAAAGCGAGAGAAAAAGAAGAAAGTTGAAAATTACAGTCCACAGATTGATACAATTGTTTTCCGAGATGATTTCTTATTAATGGGAACAAATTATCATCAAGAAGAAGCTGAGATTGCAGCTGATTTTCTTTCCAAGGGTGTCCATTATTTTGGGAAAGATAATAAGAGTTTGAAATCTTATATGCTTGAAACATATAAACCTGTTTACAAATACAATAAATTGAAAACAGTAGACGTTCAACTATTACCAGAACCTTCAAATCCGCATGATAAAAATGCTGTCAAAGTTTTAGTGAATAATATCTTTGTCGGATACTTACCAGCTATGATTGCAACACAAGTTTCATCCTACATTTCTAATCCAAATTACAGATATGATGCAATCCTTACAGGTAGAGGAGGACCATATAAAACCCTAAATATCGAAACTGAGAGAGTCGTTTCTCGTAAAAGTGACTTAACTTACTATTTAGATTTAACAGTATGGCGTCTTGCTAAAAAATAAAAAAAACCCACAATCTCCCTCGCCAAGGTTTGATTGTGAAGCTCACCCTTATAAAAAATCAGCCATTAAAAAGGCCTCTTTTCTATACCCTATTTTACACCATGAAAGGGGTGATGTCAATATTCTCAATGTTTAGACCTTGTCCAGAAGCTGATAAACAAGGAGAATACAATGAAATATAATAAAACAAAATACCCAAATATCTATTACTATGAAACTGCCAAAGGCAAGCGATACTATGTCAGACGTTCTTTTTTCTTCCGAGGTAAAAAAAGAGAAAAAAGTAAAAGTGGTCTCACAACCCTTCCACAAGCTCGTGCAGCCTTAGTAGAGCTTGAGCAACAAATCCAAGAACAAGAATTAGGTATCAATACGAATCTGACACTTGATCAATATTGGGATATTTATTCTGAAAAGAGATTGTCAACAGGGCGCTGGAATGACACTTCCTACTACCTCAATGATAATCTCTACAAGAACCATATCAAGGCAAAGTTTGGTTCTACCCTGCTTAAAAATTTGGATAGAAATGAGTATGAACTCTTTATCGCTGAAAAGTTGCAGAACCATACCAGATACACTGTTCAAACCCTCAATTCCAGCTTCATGGCATTGCTGAATGATGCCGTCAAAAATGGAAATCTGCTCTCAAATCGCTTGAAAGGTGTTTTCATCGGCCAGAGTGATATCCCTGCTGCAAACAAGAAAGTGACTCTCAAAGAGTTCAAGACTTGGATAGCAAAGGCAGAAGAGATTATGCCAAAACAATTCTACGCTCTGACCTATCTGACAATTTTTGGATTGAGAAGAGGAGAAGTCTTTGGATTGCGTCCAATGGACATCACTCAGAACGACAGCGGACGGGCTATACTGCATCTTAGAGACAGTCGAAGCAACCAGACCTTAAAAGGGAAAGGAGGGCTTAAAACGAAGGATTCAGAGCGATATGTCTGCCTTGATGATATCGGAACAGACCTGATCTATTATCTGATAGCTGAAGCTTCTAAGATTAAGCGAAAGTTAGGAATTATCAAGGAACAGCACAAGGATTATATAACTATCAACGAGAAAGGTGGTCTCATCAATCCAAATCAGCTAAATAGAAACTTCAATCTAGTGAATGAAGCAACAGGATTGCATGTAACACCTCACATGATGCGCCACTTCTTCACGACTCAAAGCATTATTGCAGGGGTTCCGCTTGAACAATTAAGCCAGGCGCTGGGGCATACAAAGGTTTATATGACGGATCGTTACAATCAAGTAGAGGACGAACTTGCTGAAGCGACAACAGACCTATTTCTTAGTCATATTCGCTAAAAAAGTCCCCGCCAATTCCCCGACCAAAATCCGAAAAATACCGAAAAATATCGAAAAATTATTTTTAGAATAGTCCCCAAAAGCCTGAAATAAAGCTAAAAAACTCCACCTGATTGGGTGGAGTTAAGGGAGATTATTATGAAAAAGAAAAGTTTAGGATATTTGTTACAACAAGTTAGGAGGTCTTCTTGTAACTGTCTATAGTATACCCGACCTATCTTAAACAAATCTTAAAAATCTCTTAGAACCAAACACTTTCTAAAATATTTGTTTGTTCACGACCAGGACCTACTGAGAAAGTAGAAATACGAACGCCAACCAATTCACTCACACGACGAACATAGTTACGCGCATTCTCAGGAAGATCTTCCAAATTGCGAACTCCGGTAATATCTTCTGACCAACCTGGCAACTCTTCATAGATAGGCTTGCAACGTTTCAATTGCTCAAGACTAGCTGGATAGTAGTCAATACGTTGACCGTCAAGATCATAGGCCACACAGATTTTCACAGTATCCAAACCGCTCAAAACATCAATAGAGTTCAAAGAAAGGTTAGTAATACCAGAAACACGACGGCTATGACGCATCACAACTGAGTCAAACCAACCTACACGACGTGGACGACCAGTTGTTGTACCATATTCATGACCCACTTCACGGATACGTTCTCCCACTTCATCAAACAACTCAGTTGGGAAAGGACCATCTCCTACACGACTCGTATAAGCTTTACATACACCTACAACCTTGTCAATCTTGCTTGGACCGACACCAGAACCAATTGTCACACCACCAGCTACAGGGTTTGATGACGTAACAAATGGATAAGTACCTTGGTCGATATCTAGCATAACACCTTGTGCACCTTCAAAAAGCACACGTTTGCCATTATCAAGCGCATCATTCAAGATAACAGATGTATCTATCACGTATTTCTTGATTTGTTGACCATATTCGTAATATTCTTCAAAAATATCATCGAAAACAATCGCTTTACTGTCATACAATTTTTCAAAAAGACGATTCTTTTCAGCAAGGTTACGTTCTAAACGCTCACGGAAAATATCTTTATCTAAAAGATCTGCAATACGAATTCCAACACGAGCAGCCTTGTCCATATAAGCTGGACCAATTCCCTTAATTGTCGTACCAATCTTATTGTCGCCCTTAGCTTCTTCTTGCAAGCGATCCAACTCGATATGATAAGGCAAAATAACATGCGCACGATCAGAAATACGCAAGTTATCAGTTGTTACACCTTCCTCATGAAGATAGCTCAACTCTTTTACAAGAGATTTAGGATTTACAACCATACCATTCCCAATGACAGATATTTTTTCAGGGAAGAAAATCCCAGATGGAATCAAGTGCAACTTAAATTTCTTACCGTCAATCACAATCGTGTGACCAGCATTATCACCACCTTGGTAACGTGCAATCACTTCTGCATTCGCTGAAAGGAAGTCTGTAATCTTCCCTTTACCTTCATCACCCCATTGGGTACCTACAACAACAACTGAAGTCATAATTTTGTCTGAGCCCTCAGGCTCTTCCTTTCTCACATACATGGCAGGACTCTCACCTGCAATTATATCTTACAATTTATTATAATAAAAAATCGCCTTTTTATCAAGAAGAAACAATAGAAAGATTTGCTATTTCCAACTATTAAAAAATGATTTAGAAAAATTACTAGCTATTTACTATTATCTTTCCATAAAAGAGTAAATTAGTTCGGAAATTTACTAAAATTACCTCAACAAGAAATAAAACCCCGATTCATTACCAATTTTTCAAGATACAAACGATAAGCAACACGATAATGGTAAACGATAAAATCCTTACGACAACCAATGCCATATCTCACTAAATAATAAATTAAAAATTTAAAATGAACATGTTCCCAGTCAAAATTATCACCAAATGTAGGACCATACTCTTCTTCAATACTATCATAGAAATTAGCCATCTGCTCATAAATTTTTTGTAACAT